ATAGTCGTAGTCTTCATTTCTTCCTTGCTACTTGGCCAGTCGTTTGCATATGGCTTACCTCCATGGGAATTTCTACAATGGCATTTAACCTCAATGGATTCAATTTCAATCAGTCCGTAGTTGATGCATCTGGTAGAACAGTTCCTACATGGGCTGACGTATTAAACAGAGCTGACCTTGGCATGGAAGTAATGCACGAAAGGAATGCACATAATTTCCCACTAGACTTAGCGGCTACTGAAGTCGCACCAATTGCGTAACAACACGTCCGTTCATCCTAATCGGGACGCATGAAACCTAAGCATGGAACGGGGCTTAGGTATTGAGGTTTTAACAATGTCTCCAACTGAACTACAAGCTCGTATCAAAGAGCAGAACATTTTAGAAAGAGAAGCAAAACTTAAATATCGCGGCATCGCTTACTACAAATCTTACAAAAACTAATTTAATTTAATGAAAACAATTGCACTTGCTCTCGCAGCCACCACATTAGCGTCTGCACCTGCATCCGCTGGTACATACTTAAACGCTGAAGTAAACAATGGTTACTACGGCTCAGAGTATGTTGGTAGAACTATAGAACTACACGTTGGACTCGATGGGTCTAGAGAAAAATTTGACTACTACATACAAGGTGGTCCAGCTCTAGTAGCTGTTGATGGTGTTGACGGTACAGAGACTGAACTATCAGGTAAGTTCGGCGGTAACTATAACGTGTCTGAAAAGGTAGCTTTCTATGGAGAGTTTGCTGGAGGCACTAATGGTGATCTAGATAATACTTATAACCTAAAAGCTGGAGCTAAGTATAAGTTCTAATGTCACAACAAAGCGATCAAGCACGGGCTTCAGTTACTTCACTGACTCCCGAACCTGAACTTAAAGAAGAGAAGAAGGAGACTTTTGATGAGGACATCTCAATAGAAGAAGCTCTATCTACCTTGTGAAAAAGTTCAATGAATTATGGCTAGTAGTATTCTTTGCTCTAGCCTTCTTCATACATATAGAAGTTCTTCATGTGAACTTCCATAGCAGAGAGGCACCTCAGTGTCGGACCTCTCTGTAATTTGGCTTTTAGCCCCGTACGCGGGATACCTATTAGCCGTCTAGACGGTGGGATAGACCACAAAACTTGAATTTAGAATTGTGCACGATGATGATTTATACCCTCAAACATTTTAAAACATAGATAAATGGCTCAACAGTCAACCGCACATCAGGCTAGTGTAACTAAGCCAGGTGCTAGTAATGGAGGTAGCGATAGACGCGCCCTCTATTTAAAATTGTTCAGTGGCGAGATGTTCAAAGGCTTCCAGCATAATGCTATAGCTAGAGATCTCGTTATGAAGCGTACCTTGAAGAACGGTAAGTCTTTACAGTTCATCTACACAGGACGCACAAAGGCCGAGTACCACGTACCTGGCAACAGCATACTAGGTAACTCCGATGGAGCACCTCCAGTAGCTGAGAAGACTATTACAGTAGACGATCTACTTATTAGTTCTGCTTTCCTTTACGAATTGGATGAGACATTGGCTCATTATGATTTGAGATCAGAGGTATCTAGAAAGATTGGATACGCTCTAGCTCAAAAGTATGACCGTCTAGTGTTCCGTCAGATTGCAAAGGGAGCAAGACAAGCTTCTCCAATTACTAAGTCTGGATTCGTAGAACCAGGTGGTACACAAATCCGTGTTGGTACAAACAACCAAGCATCTGATGCTTATGTCCCTGCGTCTTTAGTGAATGCGTTTTATGACGCTGCAGCTGCACTTGACGAAAAAGGGGTCAGCTCTGATGGTCGGGTAGCCGTACTAAACCCACGTCAATATTATGAATTGATTCAAGATGTTGGCGAATCTGGTCTAGTTAACAGAGACTCACAAGGTACATCCCGTCAGAAGGGTAATGGAATTGTAGAGATCGCTGGTATCAAGATCTACAAGTCAATGAACATTCCATTCTTCGGTTCTTATGGAACTAAGTATGGTTCAGCTTCAGCGACAAACCCAGGTGTAGCCGATCCAGGTAACACAGGGACATTCGTTAGTGAAGCAGTAGAAGATGCTGCAGCTGACGTAACTGGAATCAATAATGAGTATGGTCAGGAAACTGAATTCGCCAACTCATGTGGCATTATCGGACAGAGAGAATCTGCTGGTATTGTCGAAGCAATTGGTCCTCAAGTACAAGTAACTAAGGGTGACGTATCCGTGATTTATCAGGGTGACGTAATTCTTGGACGCTTAGCTTGTGGTGCTGACTACGTGAATCCAGCCGCATGTGTTGAGCTTATTGCAGGTGCTGCAACAGGTTCATCAGGTAACGCTGCATTCTAACTACTTAAGGGAGTCATTACGGCTCCCTTTTTTTTATTCATAAATATTTATACCTATGGCTTTCCCTACCACTAATGCTGCTCAAGAATTACCCGCTATAAATCAAATACTGATGGCTTGTGGTCAGGCTCCAGTCACCACTTTGGATGAAACCAACCCAGACGTTGCGATTGCTTATCAAACACTTTTAGAAGTTAGTAGAGAAGTTCAAAGTGAAGGATGGACCTTTAATAAGGAAGAGCATTATGACATGACACCTGATAGTAACAATGAGATCCCAATACCAAACAACGTATTACAGATAGATCTAACAGAAGCTAATGCAGGTGATAAAAACGCAATACAAAAGAATGGCAAACTATACGATAAGCAAAACCATACTGATCAATGGACAGATGGAGATGTTGAATGCGATATCGTTTGGCTATTTGATTGGGTAGATCTACCAACACCCATACAAGATTACATAACAGCTAGAGCTTCTACCATAACCTCTAGTCGGATAGTAGGAGATCAAACTCAATACCAAATCCTCCAACAAAAGGAGGCATACATGAGAGCTATGGCTCTTGAATATGAAACAACCCAAGGTGATTATTCATTCTTTGGAAAACCTGACGGAGCACACCCTTATGTCGGTTATCAACCTTATCATGCACTTAAGAGATAATGGCAGCAGTCACACAAAGGATACCTAACTTTTTAAGTGGGGTATCTAAACAGGCAGATAGTAAGAAACTTCCAGGTCAAGTAAAAGAATGTATTAATGGTCTCCCTGATGTGACATTAGGCATGACAAAGAGACCTGGGTTTAAGTTCATATCTAAATTAAAAGCTACAGGTGGGGCAGACTTTAGTGGAACTCAGCTAGATAATGCTAAGTGGTTCTACATCAATAGAGATACAAGTACTAGATACATAGGATGTATTACACCTAAAGTTGGTAGTACTAATGGGAGCTTATATGTATGGAATGCAGACACAGGAGCTGCATGTACTATCACTAATGGTTCAGCTCACGCTTACTTAACAGGAACTAAAACTAACTACGACATAACAACAGTTCAGGATACAACCATCATTTGTAATGATGCAGTCACTGTAACCACACGAGCTGCAGCTACAGACTTTGTAGCTCAGAGTAGAGGAACAGTATTGCTTAGTTTATTAGGAGCTTTAGAAGCTTCTATACAAAGCACAGACTTTGAGATCAAACTAGGTGGTACAGCTATCCTTGCAGAGAAGAGTTCTGTACAAACATGTACTTATACATCAGGTGCAAGTGATGACTATGATGCTGTATTAGATGGTCTTAAGGCTGCAATAGTAGCTAAAAGTATAACTGGTTTAACAGTTGAGAAATACGGTACATCTCTACAGATAGATTATGTAGTCAGTTCAACAAGAACACCATTTACCCTAGAGGCTAAAGGTGGTGCTGATAACGAAAGAATTACTGTCTTCCAAGACTGGGCTTCTAATGAATCTTGGCTACCTCCTAACTCATTCCATAACCACGTAGTAACCATAGTTAACTCACCTCTATATGATGAGGATAACTACTACGCTAAGTTTGTAGCTGATAATGGAGCTGCAGGTTCAGGGTATTGGAAAGAGAGTTTAGGTAATAACCAATCTCCAGGTTTAACAGCCACTACCATGCCTCACAGGCTTCTTAATACAGGTACTAATGCATTTACTTTAGAACCTATTACATGGGGAGACAGGATTGTTGGAGATGATCTTACAAACCTACACCCTAGCTTTGTTGGTAAGACAATTAAGAAGACATTCTGGCATGACAACAGGCTTGGATTCTTGTCTGAAGATAATGTCATTCTTAGTAGAGCTAAAGAACCTTATGAGTTATATGCAGTATCAGCTAGAACACATACAGCTGGTGATCCTATAGATGTCAACTGTGCATCAACTAGACCTACTAAACTACATGCAATTAAACCTGCTAGACAAGGTTTACTTCTATTCAGTAAGAACCAACAGTTTATTATCTATTCAGATGATGGACCTTTAACACCTCAATCTACAAAGATCAGACCTATCTCCAATATGGAGATGAGCGATACAGTAGACCCCATAGATATTGGTACTCACTTTAACTTCATCAGTAAGACTCCTAATTTTGTAAGAGTCTTTGCTATGCAACCTAAAGGTCTAGGCGAAAGTCCAGACATATTGGACATAGGTCGTGTGGTTAATGAGTGGATAACAATAAATGTAGATACACTTGTAGCTAGTATTCAGAATGAGTTCATTGCTATGTCTGCACAGAATAGTAATGAGATTTATTTCTATAGAACTTATAAAAGTGGTGATGAACTATTGATGGAGTCTTGGTTTAAGTGGAGTCTTCCTGGCACTATTCAGAGTATGGCTCTAGATCAAGATGATATGTACGTTGTTACTAAGCAAGGTAATCAATACACCATATCTAAGGCAAACCTAACTCAGAGTCCAGAGGTAGCGATTATAACGAATGCACAGGGTCAGAAGATTAACCCTTGTATGGATCTATATGCACAGGCTAGTTCTGTCGCTTATGACTCTACTAATCTTTTCTCTAAGTGTTATCTACCTTATGCCAATTTAACTGATCATAAGAATGTAGTTATTGTTGCTGGTACAACAGCAGCTGGTAGTTATAACAATTCTGGTTTTACTATTACTCCAGAGGTAGGTACAGATGGTACTGGTACATATTTTAAAGTTCCTGGACAAGACCTTACAAGCGTTGCAAGTAACGTCTATGTAGGTTATGCCTATAACTTTGATATGACGTTACCACAGGTCTATTACCAGCTCGATCAGGAGGGTAAGACGCGTGACTTCACAGCTAGTTTGACAGTATCTAGACTTAAGTTTGATGTAGGTCTATCAGGTGTATTAGGTTTCAAGCTTAATGCTACTGGTAGGTTTGCAGGTAAACGAGAATACACAGGTGATGGATCGACTACTGACTTTAATTGGAACGTAGGTGACTTGGACTATGTAGATAGAAATCAAGTCAAAGTTAAGATCAATAATGTAACCAATACAGCATTTACCTTTCAGAGTGATACTGAGATAAGGTTTAGTTCAGCACCTGCTAATGGAGATAAAATACTTATCTACCTAGACGAATGGTATCAACTACAACCTGTCACCTCTGCAAACACATACTTAGCAGATGACGTACCACTAGATGAATCAACAGTATTTACATTACCAATACACCAAAGAAGTAAGAACTTCACACTTAGGGTCTTTAATGACTCACCATTTCCCGTCTCTCTCAACTCGATGATGTGGGAAGGAAATTACTCACCGAGATTTTATAGGAGGACTTAAGATATGGTATGGGGATGGGTTGCTGCTGGTGCTGCAGTTGTTGGTGCAATATCTAACAAACGCTCACAAGATAAAGCAGCAAAAACTCAAAACGATTATACCCAACGTCAGTACGAATACGATACTGATATGTGGGAGATGGGTAAGGAGAAGTTAAGAGCTAATTATGACTTCGCCTATGAAACCTATGAACTTCAAAAAAGAAATGATCAGAAAACAGCTGATTATATAAATGAAAAGAACTTAAGAAAATATAATTATGACCTTAAGATTGTTAAGGCACAGAATGAAGCAAACAAGAAAGCATTTGCTAAGTCGGAAGGTATATATAATCAACAACTAAACTTTAATAATATGGCTGCAGCTGATGCAGCTGAGGAGGCTAGAGTTAAGCAACAGGAGATAAATCAAGATATAGCCTTTAAGAATGAAGATGCAATTATTAAATCAATCGAGGCAAAAGGTCAATTAGCCGTTACTGCTCAATCAGGTGGTTCGGCAATGAAAGCTTATCAAAATATAATTGCATCTAGAGGTCGAAATGAAGCTCAATTAGCTGAATCATTATTTAGTTCTATTGGTGAAACAAAGAGAGCTTTACGAACTATATCTAGAGATAAATATGGAGCTGACTTAGCAGCATTTGCAAACAAGATGCTTGAGCCAGGTGTAATACCTGACCCAATAGATCCAGTAGATGCACCACTTACTGAATGGCAACCGCCTAGAGCATTGATTGATGCTGACTTTGGAGTTGCACCCATCAAGGGAGCAAAAGCACAAGGAGGATCATGGCTTGCAGTGGCAAGTACAGCTGTCGGTTCGATAGCTAAAGCAAACATGGATTAACAAACAACAATGGCATACAAAAGCTACGGCTCATCTCGTGGTTTTCGTCCTATACAGATCGGTCAAGGTGCTTTAAATGAGCAACGTAGAAAAGACGAGCAGACTATACGTAGTATGCAAACTGTAAGGGATCAAACCGAAGCGAGAGATAATGAGATAATTCAAAATCTCAAAAATAAATTTCAAAAAGAACAAGCTAATAGACGTGATAATCAACAACTAGAAGATCAAGTCTATAGACAACGTACTGAAGCACTAGAGAGAAATGCTAGACGCTCTAGGCAGAACTTTGAGACTGAACAGAAGAATATTGCTAGAGAAGCTGAAACTTGGAAAGTATTTAGTGAGACTGCATATGAAACACTAACTGCTTTTGGAGAGCACAGAAAGAAAGTCGAAGAAACCAGAATTAAAAAGGAGATATATAAGAATCCTCAAGCAATACGTATGCAGACTGATTTAAGTCATGCTTCGTTAGAGCAGATAAAGATGGGTCATGTAGTTAATGCTGACCAACTTAAAGAGGCAGGTGCTAGTTCTGATTTAGTAGTTAACGAGCAGACATTACCACCTGAATGGAAATCAATAGCTGAAGTAAAAGCTGTAGTTGAAAGAAATAGAAAGCAGAATACCTGGAGATTTTATGCTGATGATGCTTTAAAAAAATCAGGTGCTCGTACTTATCAAGAGATAAAGAACGTATTAGAATATACTGCTATTCAATTTCAACGTGACCTTGGTATTGCTGGTCATGACTTTCTTTTAGGAGATTTAGTTAGCGATCAAAATGACTATATCGGAAAGAAATTAACTGAGGCATGGACAAGAGATATTTATGAAAAAAGTCAAAAAAACCTTGAGGAATCTAGAAGAGATTTTGAGTTATATGGTATTGGCACAGATAGAGCACAGCATTGGTTAGATATACATTCTTATACTATTAAGGATTCATACGATTCAGATGGAGACCCAGCCAGTTTCTCGGATGTAAAACAAGAGTATATAAAAATCCTTTCAAATCCAAAACTTATAACTAATGATGCCTCAAGAGAGGAGTTCTTAAACTTAAAGACACTCCCTAATACTAGAGATGGAAAAATAACTAGGCAGTCTATGGCGATAGGAGATCTATTAACTCCTTCTGAGAAACAAGCTGCAGCTGAGGCATGGGAAGATGAGAAAGATAAAGAGCGTAAACGTGATGAAGCTAGAGAAAAAGCACGTCAAAACGAACTCTTACAAACAGGAAAGAAAGCACTCCTAGAAGAATGGGATGGTTCTCAAAAGCAAAAGAGATATATCTTTAATCAGTTAAGACAGAACCATGTATCTGAGAACACTCTGAAAGAGTTAGAAAGATATACCCTTCATAGTGATAAAAATACAGATATACAATCAGCTCGTGATACAGCTGATGCATTAATAGAAAATGGTCAATTCTTTGAAGCTAACTTTAATGAGCTACCACCAGTTCTAAGACAAGATCCTAAATACAAGCAAGCCTATACAACGATGGAGAAGCTTGTTGAGGAAACAGGTTGGGATGAAAGCACAGTTAAAGGAGCTGTTAAAGGTTTAATTGTCAATGATATTTTAAGACTACAAGGTGTCGGCATTGACCCTACATATAACCAAACAGTTGAGTTAGCACTTTCTGAGGCTAAGAATGACTTCTATAAAGCTTTTAAAGATCATCACATAGGTCAAGGTAAACCAGCTGGTCAAGCTAAAACTGATGCGTGGGCTGAAGTAACTAAAGACATTCAGTCTGGTCAAGGTAAATGGAGACTTGGTGGAACTGAGTATGAAGGATCAGATAGAAATATAGGTACTAATCATTTCCCTTATTTCCATGGAGCATCAGAAGACTATAATGTTGCTTACCCACTAGAACATACAAAAGATTTAATCAAGAAACAGGGTGCAACAGTTTTACAAACCAATCAAGTTATAAGTAAAGCAGACCTAAAAGAGCAAATAGCTAATGTCAACAAAGGTGGTGCATGGGAAATATCTCAAGATGTACAAGATCTTTCTGACGCATCAGGACTTGGTGTAAGTGAAATCTTAAATAAACAACTTGATCTAGCTGGTCTAAAGGATCAAGTAAAGATCAAGCCATCAATCAAAGAGACAACGATGGAGAAGGTGAAGAAAGCAAAAGGTAATTCAAACCTAGTTAACTTCACTAAGAACCTACGTAGTCTTGATGATGCTGCAAAAGCTCGTATAGCAACAGTAGAACCACGTCTTCAAACAGCAATGTCTGGTACTACAAGATTCAATGGTGCTACTCATAACATGGGTACAGGTGAAAGTCTTTATATCATCCCTGAACAGCTAATGAGAACACCTAAAGGAGCACAAATATTCCAACAGTATATGTCTACAGGTAGACCTCGCAATGGAGCGAGAGTTGTAAGCCGTAGACCTGTTAAAGGTGGTGGCTTTAAAACTATTGTCAAGCTACCAGAACAAGAACCACAGTATCTATTCCTATTTGACGGAGGCAATTAATGGAAGATGAAACAAAGAAGACTCTTCCTGAGCAACCTGAAATAAAGGAAGAGCCAATAGAAGAGACACCTCTGATGAAGTCTGATCCTTCTCTAACTAATCAAGTAGAAGGAGCTAGAAAGTTCTTTAGAGGTGCAATGAGAGGTATCTCAGATCCATGGGGAGCAATAACTAACCAAGATTGGGAGAGACCTAGCCAAGAGTTAACAGGAGGTTCCTGGCAAGATCAAGCTGAAGGTCAAATGTCAGCACTACTTGGAACCTACCCTGATGCGATCATGGATATGGTCGGAACATTTGGAGGTGAATGGGGAGCTACAGCTGATAACTTCTATGACGATGTAACTCGCATGGAAAACCCAAACATTCAGAAAGCTAGAGGTATTGCTTCAATCCTTTATCCAACTCTAGGTGGTGCTTCAGTTATCAATGGTATGTCTCGTAACATGCCACGTGCTCAGAGAATAGCCACTCAATTGGGTGCTAATGGATTACTAGATGGAACCCTAAACTATGCACATGATGTCAACGAGGGAGAAGAGAACACAGCTCAATACTTAGCTGAAGCTTTCCCAGGTTGGTGGGGTCAGGAGGGTCGCATACCTATTCCTAAATGGATGAAAACCTACAATGGTATGACTCCAGAACAAAGAAGGATATATCATTTCTGGGAGAACTCTGCTCTTAGTGGGATAGCTGATTCACTTGCATTTGCAGTTGAATACAGAAAGCCTGTTATGAGTTGGTTTAAACCTCTTGGTGATAAGGCTGCATTCTGGAAGAGATCTCAAATAGTAGAGAGTATTGATAAAGATACAGCTAATGCTGTCTCAGGTCTCCAAGATCAAATACTTGCAGCTGAGATGAAGAAAGCTGAGATCAACCAAGCACTTGCTACTAAACGAGGAAAGGCTGAAGCTAGAGAGCTTAATAAACAACTTAAGAATGTTGACCAAGCTATCATCAACGCTAAAGCTGGTGAGACAAAGCTACTTGATGAATACACCAGTAATGGATTCTCAAGTGTTACTGAAAGTCCACTAGAAGCAAGCCTTGATGCAAAGGCAACATCTCGTGAGATACAAGCTGAGGAGGCTGCATTTGACAAGCTAGACGCAGGGGTACAAGGCTATGACGCTGATATAACTCCAGGTTTATCTAACGATGCTAACCGTGTGAAGCCAGCAATGACTCCAGGTAATGTTGCAGAGAACATGATTGATGTTACCTCTAACAAACTTGGTGCAACTAAGGGAGATAACGTCTCTATCGTTACTGACAATATGTACTCCAAAGGTTTCCGACTAGCTAAGGGAAACTCAAGAGATGCTGTTGAAGGCTTTGCTAAACAATCTGAATCTATGAGTGATTGGGAAGCCATCAAGAATGGATTCCGATATACCAGAGAGGTAATGGATGATGCTGCATGGAATGTCTATAACGACATCATATCTGGTGTAGATGTACAAGCAGTTAAGAAACTATTTGCAGTCAATGAAGACTTCGTAAGGAAGTTAGCTGGTGAGACAAGACAACGTGCTCTTATCGAACCTATACAGCAAGTAGAGACTGATGCAAGAGCACAGTTCTATGCAATGCAAACTCTTATCGACAGATTCATAGGTAAAGAAGTAACACTAGCCTCAGCTAGGACTATGGATACGTTAGGTAGAGAGATTGCTACAACAGCTGAAGGTGTTAACTACCTCGGTAAAGAGGCAGTTGACGAGAATAAAGCTATGGAGATTGTTCTCGATAAGCTTGAGTTCTTGATGACTGAGTACGGAATTAATAAGTACATCTCAGGTTGGATGCTGAGGAATAAGAATGTATGGGATGACGCTGTTAAACGAGGAGAAGATCTCTCACAGCTACCAATAAGAATTAATGATGAGTTCACTAAAGCTTTAGATGGTAAACACAAAGCAGCAATGAACTACAGGAATGTTCTTAAAGAAGCTATGGATGAAGATCCTGATCTAGCTCGTGGTTTTATTGAAGCATTCTCATTAACGGATGGTGACGTAGATAGTATTGCCAAGATGCATGATTGGGCTTGGAAACAGATACGTCCAATGGGAGCCATACATAGTAAGGCAACCAAAGGAAGAATGAATCTTCTAGCTAGAGGTCTAAAGACTATTAGGTTTAATAACGTGTTGTCAGGTAAGGCAACTCTTAATGCTGCTAAAGGTAGTATTACTTCCATAGTTGGTAAAACACTAAGAGCACATATTGCTGGAGGTATGAAGAGATTTGGTGGTGATGAAGGTGCAGCCATAGAGAAAGCTTCTTACTTATATGGTGCAATCTTTGAAACTAACAAAAGAGCATTAGCTGATGGCTGGAACATGATGAAACGTGTTCACCATGATCCAAAGTCAATGATGCAAGCTTTCAGAAAAGACTATGTAATCAAAGAAGAGAGAACATGGGAAGGTTTAGATGCTATTGCTAAGACTTGGGAGAAGAACGGTGAAACAGGTAAAGCTCATTTTTATAAAGTAGCTAAAGGATTAAATAAGATTGGTCAGAGTAGGTGGTATAGAGCTGCTATGACTGGAATGACAGGCATAGATGCTTATACAAATACTATGATGGCTCACTACTGGGCTAGAGCTAAAGCCTATGAAGAGATAGGTAAGAAGTATGGTTGGCCATTCACTCACATAAAGAAAGGTAAGCCATCACCAGAATTACTTGAGGCAGAAAAGAAGATATATGGAACGATGTTTACTAAGGAGGGTTTACCTCAAGATCAAGCTCTTAAATACTTCAGTGGTGAGGTGAATTTAAACCTAGATAATGATCTTGCCGATGCCGTAACTAAAGCTACTGATGCTGTACCAGCTATACAGGGTATGTTCTTATTTCCAAGAACTGGTCTCAACGATGTCATGAGAAAAACATCATATCTACCACTGCAGAAAATCCCTGGTATGACTAGATATACCAAGATTCTTACAGCTGGAAGTGATAAGGCAAAGATTGCTGAAGCATTAGCAGAACACGGTATTCCTAATATGGATGCCTATCCTGATGCGATGAATTTCTATAAGTATCTAAAAGAAGAATATGAAGCACGTCTAGCTTGGTCTGGAATGCTTGGTTCTACTTTGATGACTATGGCTTTAGGTGGTTATATCATTAATAGAGCAGGTGATGATAAGCATGGTAAACACCAACTTGAAGTAGTAGGTACTGGTAACTTTGATCATCAGAGACGTAGGAAGGAAAGAGATTTTTATAAGATCATGCCTAAGTCAGTTACACTTCCAGGCACTGATGTGGCAATACCTTATCAAGGTATAGAAGGTCTAGATCCAATACTTAGTCTCTATGGAGATATGGCTTATTATTACAATGATCTTTCAGGTCCAGTATTCCAAGATCTCTTTGATAAATCAGTATGGGCTATATCAGCTAACTTCTTAAACGAAACACCTTTAGCTGGTTTAGAACCGTTAGTAGCATTCACTCAAGGTGATAGTTCATGGATTAGTAGATTTGTAGCTAATGAAGCTAGAAGTTTCATACCAATGTCAGGTGCTCTAGGCGTTACTGCTAATGCAATTGATAGTGCATTTAAAGATATACATGGTGATGCTCTCGCTTATGTAAAGAATAGAGTTCCTCTTCTTAAAAATAACCTACCAGATCACATCAGTATCTTTGATGGTAAGCCTGTTAATGACATAGAGAATCCAATACTCAGAGCGTTCAACGCTGGCAGTCCTTCACCAATGAGTGCAAGGAATCCTGATTGGATGGATGAGCTTTATAAGATTGGCTGGATGCCACACGAGATCACTAATACAGATCCAACAGGTTTATATGAACTTAGTGGTGATGAAAGAGCAATTATAAATAAACTAATTGCTGATACTGGATGGGCTAAGAAAGCTAAGAAGTATATAGAGAATCCTCACTTCCAGAAAGAGGTAGCTGAACTAAGAAAGTTACGTCTTACTAACCGTAGCTGGTCTCGTGTAAAGCTAAAAAAAAAAGACTTACCAATATTCCAATACTTAAATGCAGAACTAAGTCAAGCTCAGAAGATAGCTTTTGAACAACTTAAAGTTCAATACCCAGCTATGTGGGAATCAATTAGAGATTCAATCAGAGCTAGACAATTAATGCTTAAAGGTAGACCTGACGAAGCTGCAGCTGTGGCTGATAGAAACGAGAAAGCCTTCAAGAAGATAGACGGGATACTTCAATACGCAAATCCACCGAAGAGATAACGCAACCTTAAAATGGCATGTCAACTGAATACACAACAAACGGTAATGGTTCTCAAACCAATTACTCATTTACATTTCCATATCTAAAAGAGAGCGACATTAAAGCAACTGTCGCTGGGGTAGTAAAAACACAAGGGACTGGCTCTGCTCAGTGGCAGTTCCATAATGCTACTACCGTCAAATTTAATACCGCACCTGCCAACGGCTCAGCTATACGGATATACCGTGAGACAGCTGATACAAACTTAAGTGCTACCTTCTATGCAGGGTCAGCAATTAAGTCACAAGATCTAAATGATAACTTCACCCAAAACCTATATGTAACACAGGAAGTTAGGGATGACTCAGCGTTAGCCCTAACTAACTCTAGAGAACATGATGGAGATGGTACTTATACGACTGCGATAGCTAAGGCTACGAGTGCGGTAGCTACAGCTGGTACAGCATCCACTAATGCTTCAGCTGCTGTGGCAACTGCTAACACCGCTAGTACGAATGCCTCTAACGCTGTAACGACTGCTAACACAGCTAACACAACAGCTGGTAATGCAGTTACTACAGCTAATGGAGCTGTGACAACTGCTAACACAGCTAATGCAACTTCCAACACAGCGAACACAACAGCTGGGAACGCAGTAACAACTGCTAATGGAGCTGTAACGACTGCTAATGGAGCTGTAACGACTGCTAACGCTGCAACTACTACAGCTAACTCAGCCGTTACTACAGCTAACTCAGCCGTTACTACAGCTAACAGTGCTACAACTACAGCCAACACAGCGTCTACAAACGCTTCAGCTGCTGTAACTACTGCTAACTCAGCTTCAGCTACTGCGACAGCTTCAGCTAACACTGTTGCTAACTCAGCA